AACTGATCGCCCACCGAGAACGGAGTGCTCCCGGTCGTGACGGTGAAGTTGATTTGCGCCGCGGAAAACGCGTTATCCGCGAAGCAATCCTTCGAGCCGTCGCCGTTGGCAATCGATGCCTGGATCGTCCCCGAGAGCGACCCGACCACGGAGAACTTCATTTTGAGGTAGGTCGAGTGCGCGATGTTCGTGTCGAATCCGGTCGCTGTGATTCGGATCGTTTCATTCAGCGCGGAGGTTCCTCCCGACTCTCCGGTTATCGTTCCGTTTCCCGCGCCGGCGTAGGTGTAGCCGATGCCGCTCTGGTCGAGCACCACGCGCCCCTGCACTCGGCTGAGATAATCGTTCGGCTGCTGGTTCGGCTGGCCCCGATAAAAATCGATGATTCCGGTGATGCCGCCGCCTCCGCCCGCGGCTTTGATTCCGCCGAACAGGTTCGGCGAATTGGCGACGAGCCGGATGTAGTTCTCCGTGGCGTTGCCGTTCAGGATCGTCGTCGGAGTGTAGGAAATATCCTTCGCGTCCGATTCGATGGCGATTAGCGCGTCGACCGAGCCCTGGCATAGCGCGAACTGGCAGCCGAGGAAATACTGAAAGCCCGTCGCCTGCGCCTGGCCGAACGAAAAGATCACGGAGAGCGCCGACGGTCGGATCGGCTTGACGAGCAGGTCTCCCCACCAGACAGTATTCCCTCCCTTGATTTTCACCGTGCCGTACACGACCGGGATGGCTCTCCCTTCCTCGGCCGTCGGGATAGAGAAATCCCCGAGCGCGCTTGGCTGCGGGCCTTGCGCGTGAGGAGTGAGCAGCGCGCTGACGATCGTCGTCGCGATGAACAGCGTCAGCATCCAGAAGAAGACATCACCTGCTTTCGAGCGCCTAGCCGATGCTGGCGCTCCCATCGAATGGGTTGATCGTGGGAATCAGATCGAACCCTAGAAAATTGAACGTGTTCTTGTACGCCGTGCATGCGGCGAACGTGAGCTGGCAGCCGGCGATGCCGAGGACTGCGTCTCCCGCTTGCATTCCTGCAATCGCCGAGAGCAGCGTCACGGTCGTCCCTGAGTTCTGGACGATCATCCTCACGTCGTTTCCGTGGCGCAGATATCCGCCGGTGAGGGAATCGGGAAGCGAGCCGAACCCTGTCACTGTCAGCACCGTGCCCGTGGCATCGATCGTGGCAATCGTGCCGGCATAGGTGTGGTCGGCGAGATGGATGCCGCATCCCGCATCGCCGAAAACGTGCGAGCAGGGAGACTGGTAGAGCTGCAGCGGAATCCTGCGCTGCAGCAAGTACTGGTCGGAATTGCAAGTGAGCTCGCACTGGTCGGTGAACCGTGCAGCGGCTACGGTGCCGGTGAAAAGCACGACCGTCTCCGTGTCCAAATAGTGCGAGGCGTAGACCGTGATGGCGACGGGCGACGTCGGCAGGTACGGCAAAAAAAGCTGCGCGAGCGGATGGTCCTTCCGGATGAAGATCTTCATCTGCCCGGAAACAACCTCGTTCGACTGCTCCGACTCGCTGCGCGAAATCGTCGAGGGAGTGTAGACGTCTCCGAGATAGGTGATCGGCTCGTCCGCGCTCGTGAGCGGGAACAGAATGCCGGTGCCCTGAAACAAGTACAGCTCGTACGGCTGCGCGCCGGCGCCCGATTGCTCGACTGCGTCGTAGCTCATGCCGGCAGCTCCCTCGGAAGTTCCTCGAGCGAAAGGTTTGCCTGAGCGAGGTCCGCATTCATCCAGTCGATTTGCGTCCGGTCAGAGCCAAGGCGCGCGAGCGTGAGGAAGGAAACCATCGTGGTCGCGGCGTGAAACAATTTTCCGGTGGGAGTGTCGAGCACCAGTCTTTCCGTCCCGTCGCCGTTGTCCGCGGAGGCGGTGATCTTCCTGTACACATTCCCGCTGCCGTTTGCCGGAATGAACGCGATGAACCGGCGCGCGGGATTCGGGAAGAAAAATCGCGAATAGAACTCCGATTGAATGACGATGCCCGTGTCGCTCGCGCCGACGTCGGTCGCGAGGACCAGGTCCTGGTCCCAGGTTGGGATCCAGAACGAATTGAGCTGCCCGAACCGGCGGAGAATGAACGCGCGAAACGCTGTCACTTGCGCGTGCCCGTCCAGGTACCACGGAAATTCCTGGCCCACGATGGCGCTCCCGCCCTTGTCCACGACGGTGACAGGTCCGATCTTCGGATCGATGGTGATCATCGACCGCTTGTAGGTGCGGCCGAGCGGCGCCTCCCAGTTCGGTGAGAGTTCCAGAACGTCGATGCTCTTGTACTGCGTGGGGGAGATCGTCGGCGCCGGCGCCGTCTGCTGCGCTTCTCCTATGAATTGCACATCGATCTGATCGATCGCGCTCGAGAATCGCCGGACCTCGACCGAAGCCGGGATCCGCGCGAGGAACACGGGCATGACCAGGGTTGCCGAAGACCCTTTCCAGTTGAGCACGGTAGGCGAGGAAACAGTGATTGCCCCAGGCGCGACGCTCGCCACGGAGAGCGACTCGAAGACGTACTCGCTCTGCCAGATGCAGCAGATTCCTCCCGCGGCGAACTGGCGGTCCGCCGTGTTGCACGGGATGACGAAGGAGCCCGCCGGCGTGTCAGCGGTCATCGGAGAAGCGTCCGGCCACCAGGGAACGCCGAACGGCTGGTTCTGCCATCCCCACACCAGGGATTCCATTCCTGCGGAATTGATGGCGTTCAGCGCAAGAGCGCGGAAGCGCATCGCGCGCCGCGGAAACTGGCGTAGCGCGCGCCGCTGCTCGTTGTCCGAGTACGCTTTCATGACGTCGGTGAGGTACTCGATCGTCTCGGCCATTCCCTCGTTCCAGTCCGGAGCCACGGAGAAAAGAGCGACGCGCGAGCCGGTGACGTGCAGATCCGCGCCCAGAATGCCGGAGAGGAAAGCGAACACGACTTCCTGATCGATGATCGTCGCGCCCGAACCTGGGATCGTCGCCTGGTAGATCCGGGAATCCAGTGCGGCGTAGATGAGCGGCTCGCCGTACGGGTCGGTGATGACGATTCCGCCGGTACCGGAAATCGTGATCGACGTGAGAACCTGGTCGGTATCTCGAAAAGTGTTCCACACCTCTACGGGGAATTGCGTGTTCGTCAGCACAAACCCGAGAGCCTTGAGCGTTGGGAGAATGATCGCTCGCTCGAAAAGCCTCCCTCCGAACATTTCCACGATGACGCCCGTCTTGGCCTTATGCGAGATGGAGAGGTACGGCTCCGGTATTCCCCGACTGCCTGCCAGCGGAAACTTTCCGATGCTGGCGGAGCGCGCAGTGACGGCGACGCCGCCCGAGACATCGCTGGAAAGCCCTTTCGGGCTCACGCGGCCCGGACCCTCGCCGGCCAGATATCCAGCGAAGTCGGCCATCAGGGAACCTTCAGGACGGCGAAATTCGGGAACAGTTTGTAAGTGTCCGCGCCGATGGTGTACTCGCTGGCGTTAGAGAAACCGTTTCCTACGCCGTTCGACGCGAAACACAACGGAAGACTTCCGAGCAGGGAGTACCCGGTCGAGCTCCCGTCGCGGTTCGCCCAGAGCAGCACGGGAAGCAAGTTTGCCCGGGCATCCTGCGCGCTCGTCTGCACGTTGATGAATTCCGACACCCCGGCGCTCTTTTGATAGGAAGGAAACGTGTTGCTGCCGGTTATGCCGACCGAGGTCGCGCCCAGTTTTCCCGTGTAGCCTTCGGCGCCGGTTGGTGGACCGCCGATGAAAATCCACGCCCCGGTGAACGAGTCCACATCCGCGCGCACGAACGCGGTCCCGAGACTGTAGCCGTCCGTTTCGGTCGGGCAGGTCGCCGTCGCGGTATATCCCGCGGCTCCGGCGATCGGACTCGTCAGCGTGCTGTTCCAGCCATTCGATGAGCCGAAGAAATACGGGCCCCCGGTGATGGTTCCCGCCTTATTGATCGACAGTCCCCATCCGAAAAACACAAAGCGTCCCGGAGTCACTTCCACGATCACGACCACGTTATCCACGGAGGAATCGGTCATGAAGTAGTAATTCGTGAAGGGACCCGCGGAGGTGTACGCGCTCGCGCCGACGGGATTCGATCCGCCGCTCGCGATCGGCGCGCCCCCTACCTGGCTGTTCCAGGCGCTTAAGGAAACGAAAGCCGTTCCGAGATAGAGGTCGATGCCGAAGCTAGTGCCTCCGGCGTTGGCGAGAAAAGTGTGCTCCTGCTCGCGCGCGCGCAGGTGGACGTAGTTCCCGCTTTTGTGCAGATGCGCCCGCCATCCGAGTCCTTCCACCGTGCTCATGTCTTGCGTCCAGCCATTCGCGACGAGGAACGTGACGAGCTGCTGGAGTAAATCGGTCGAGCCCGTCGCGCTGCCGTTTGAATACGCCATTGGCTTCTCCTCAGCTCAATCGGACGGCGAAGAAATCCGACTTCGTATTGCGAAACACGTTCTGCACGACCAGGTGCGGGATGCCGTTCACGGTGACGGTGTTTTCGACGCTCTGCGAAAATCCGGTGACGGCCTTCACGCCCTCTAGCTCGCCGTAGACGTTCGGCGTCGCATCGCACAGCACCACGGGCAGAAGCGAGTACCCGCCGTCCAGGTCCGGCCTCCAGTCCCAATCCGATGGAAGAACCCATCCGTACGGCCAGATTCCGCCTTGCGGGTTATTGAGATTGTTCGAGGAAAATCCGCGCCACGCGCTCGAGGGGAGGCGCAGTTGAAGGACGCTGTCGGAATCGAGATTGATGGTCGTGGTCCTTCCGAACGGGAAGCCTGCCATCTCGACGCCGGCGTAGCTCCACCGCCAGTTCGTGCTGGTCGCGACGGGCTCGCTCGAATGGAACGCGAGGCTCCCGCCCACGACCAGCGGATAAGGGAACGCGCCGGGAGCCATGTAGGGAGACAGCAGTCCGAGGTAGCAGCTCGCATAGATCGTGGAAACCTTGGCGATGACGATCACGCGGCGACCGTTGGCGATAAACCAGAACGGAATCGTGGAGTTCCACAGCGGGAGAACCGGAGACGGTTTCGTTTGACCTGGCCCACCAGGAAACCCCGACTGCATGTTGAACGCGAGAGCGGCATCGAAAGCGGTGAACCCGCCAAGCCTCCAGTTGTAATAGTCGGCGGTGACGTTCGAGAAAATGCTCGCGCCCACGATGATCTGGTCGAGTCCTCCGTTTCCGGGCGCCTGCCAAATCATCTCGACGCCGGTCGTGCGCCGGAGCGAGGTCCATTTCGGAGTGACGGCGAAGGTGAAGGCATCGGTCGAAACAAACGGCGTCGTGCCGGCCGTGATGGTCAGATTCGCTTTCGTGGAAGTGAACAGCGTACCCACCACTCCCGTTCCGAGGGAACCGGAAATCGAGCCCACCACACCGAACGCCGTCGCGCTCGTGAACGTCACGGTGATTGTCTCGACCACGCTCGCCGAGCCGCCGTGCGCGTCAATCGTTCCGTTTCCGGTACCGACGAAGGAAGGAGTCAGCGCCATGCCGGTCCCGGTGAGGAACGTGTCGAGCTGATTCAACAGGTCGGCGTAGTCCGTCGCCGAGCCGATGAGGATGCTCATCCTGTGCTCCTTCCGAGTGCTTTCCCGGCTGCCTTCGGATTGTTGGTGAGGTGGTTCAGGATGATTCGGCCGGCGTCCTTCGAACCGAGGTGATGGAGAATCAGGCCCTCATCGAGTCCAATGCCGAGATTGATGTGCGCCAACGAACCGCGGCCGGCATCCGGACCAACGAGTCCGCCCTCGGCGAATTTCGGCAGGCGAAGATTTGCGAGCGATGGAACCTGCAGCCCGCGGTTGATGGCCTCGAGGTTGTGCGCGCCGAACGCGCTGACCGCGGACGCTTTCACCACGTACTCACCGGGAGAGAGTCGAGCCGGCACCGAGTCTGAGGTCGGACCGCCTTGTCCCTTGATGAGACCGCCGGCGGCGTGGCCTGAAAAAAGACCGGCGAGCACGCCAAACAAACCACCGCCTCCTCCTCCGCCGCCGCTCGAATTGTCCGAACTGTCGCTGCCTCCGAGCAGCTTTTTCATGAGGTACGTCGCCAGCATTTGAGAGGCGACCTTCTGCAGCGAGCCGACCACGC